ATGGATTGGAGCGGGCGGCCCCGCTCCGGGTCGAGCTGGACGTGTTCCTTGCCGACGTAGTCGCCCCACTCCACCAGCTCGACCTTGGCCGCGACCCCCTCGGGCAGCATCGGCGCCGACGCGAGATAGCGCAGCTTGGGGCAGGTGTGCATGCGGTACGTCTGCCCGACGACGGCGGTCGTCGTCTCGCGCTTGCCGCACCGGGGGCAGTACCAGTTCTGGACGGAGTGGACGACGGGGATCGGCATGGTCAGGACATCGCGTAGGTGGACGGCATCGAGCCGGAGTGCATGACGGTGACGTTTGAGGCGGCGGCCATGACGACCCGCAGCCAGCCGGACCAGGCAACGTCCCACTGGTAGAACGTCCCGACCGCGACGCTGGCCGGGAGCACGGCGATCGTGCCCGCGGCGTCGCTGACGGTGATCGTGCCGGCGGCCGTGGTGTTGATCTGGATGCCGTGGAGCGTGCCGGAGCCCTCGGCGATGATCGCGTCGGCTCCGCACCCGACGGTGATCGTGTCGTTGCCTTCGGCGAGCACCCATCCGGCGCTCGTGACGTTGGTCACCGTGCGGAACCACCTGGCGCCCTCGACGAGGGTGGCATCGACCGCGGACGGGGTGAGCGTCTCGGTGATGACCTGCCCTGCGAGGTCGGTCCCGGTGATGAGCACTGTGCCCGGCGTGTCGGCGGCACCGGCGAAGGTCCGGGTGAGCGTGACGTGCCGGGCCGTGTTGGCCTCGGGCATGACGCCCGCATTGGCGATCGGCGCATAGTCGCCGAGCGCCATGTCGACCGTGGTGATAAAGCGGTCTACGTCGGCGACGGCAGGCTGGATGCCTGACAGGGCGGTGCGTCCGTAGCCCATCAGCGGCCTCGCTTCTCGCCGGGCGCGGCGGTGGCCTGCTCGACCGTGGCAGGCGTGCGGTGTTGGACGGTCAAGGGTCCGAAGTGTTCGGGCCACTGGCGGACGGCGGGATGGTCGGCGTCGATCCGATCGCCGACATGGATGTCGATCCGGTCGCCGGCCACCGTCGCGGTGAATGATGTCTTGGCTTCTAGCACGGCATCGGCGGCTCTCGCCATCGGCTGTGACCTCCTGTTGCGCTGGGGCCGCCGACTGCCCGGCGGCCCCAGCCAAGTGACTACGTGTAGCAGAGCCGCCGGCCACCGTCGACGTTGACGGGCTTGGCGCTGTTGCGGTAGTGGAAGACGAGCGCCCGCTGCCCGGAGGCGAGGATGGTCCCCGCCGAGAGCAGGTTCGGGATGAACTCGACCGTCATGCCGACGCGGTCGACGATGACGTACTGGCTGGGATTGAAGAAGACGAGGAGCGGCTTGCCGGCGAGGTCGGCGAGGGTCTTGCCCGAGGCCGACTCGTAGACCGGCCGGCCAAGGAGGCGCAGCCCGGTGTCCCCGGAGTTGTCGGGGATGTTCTGCGTGCCGACGGCCGGATAGCCGACGGTGGCACCGAAGAGGCGCCCGCCGGTCGTCTCGAAGCCCTGGACGGCGCCGAGGATCTCGCGGCCCATCATCCAGACTGCGGAGCTGCGGTGCCGAAGCGGCAGCGCAGCGTAGGTGCGATCGACATCGCCGATCGCGAACACGCCGTCGCCCGTGGTGGCGAGCGGGGTGAAGGCGCCGACCGTGCCGGTCGCGTTGGCGAACACGCCGATCGGGTTCGTGAGCGGGGCCAGCGCATCGCCGACGCCGTGGGCGAAGATCGCCTCTTCCTCGGTGTCCTTGGCCTCGTAGATGAGGCGCGCGAACTCAGCGCCGAGGTCGGGCCGGTCCTCTCCGGTTTCGTAGGAGTAGGTGATCTGCCCCTGGACCTTCGTGGGCTGGATGCTCGGCTGGCCGAGCGTCGGACCCTGCTCCACCATGACCGTCGCCTCGGTGGCGCGGGTGGCGGTGACGGCGGTCGACGTGAGGCCCTGCCACACGTTCGAGCCGACGATCTGCTCGACGCGGCACACGGACCGGACCGGGTTGGCCGAGGTCCACGCGCCGATGGGAATCAGCGTGGGATCGAAGGCTGCCGGGACGAGGAAGCCACCGGTGGTGGTCACGCCCATCGCCAGCGCTGTCCCGCGCTGCTCTTCTGCCGTCAGGGGCAGGCCGCAGGCCATCTTGTTGAAGGCCCGGTAGTAGAGCGGCGACCCGGTCAGGATGATCCGGCTTGCCAGCTCGTGGTCGCGGGTGTCCTTGTAGTCGAGGAGCGCCTCGACCTTGCCGCGCGCCTCGTCGGGACGCACGTCCGGGTGCGGGAAGCGCATCCGCTCGACGACGCGCATCGCGTTGTCGCGGAGGAGCTGGCCGCGCTGCTCGAGCGACCCGCCGCGCCGGACGATGTCTTCGTAGTCGAAGATGTCCGACTCGGACTTGGTCCGCACGATGTTGGGCGGGCTGTAGGGCGGCTCGCCGTTCCTGCCTTCGGCGGCGTACTGCGCGAGCTTGGCCTGGCGGCTGTCCCACGCGGCGATGTCGCGCTCGAGGGCGTCGAGTTCGGCGGTGTCGGCGTCCCACGTCGCCTGAGCATCGGCCGGCAGGACGCCGGGGTACTCGATGGCCTGGCGGGCGAGTGCCTGCTTGAGCTCGGTGACACGGGACGACTTCTCGTCCCTGGTGACGTATTCCACGGTGAGGTTCTCCTCTGGCTGGATGGCTGCGACAACAACCGGCTCGTCGCGGCGCTCCGGCTCGAGGTGCGGCTGTTCCGCCGCGGCGTCGAGGGAGGGTGCTTCCGGCTCGATGGGGGGTGCCCGGAACTCGTCGGTGATCGACCGCAGGGCGGCCGACGCACCGGCGTATGCCGGCCAGGTGACAGGCCCAAGCTCGTACAGCCGGGCCTCGGTGATGGTCCGCTCGGGGATCTTGCCGGGGTTGTGCGCGCCGCCGATCGGAGCGTCATCCCACTTCTCGCGGATGACGCTGAAGCGGTGCGAGGCGCCGTAGACGCCCTTGCGGATGCCGTCGACGACCAGCTCGGGCACGCCGTCGAGGATCTGCCCGCGGGCGAACGGGCTGGTGGCGTCCTCGCCCACCTCGTCCGTCGTGGCGATGGGCTTCTCGCCGATCTCAGGGTCCTTGCCGTGCTGGAACAGGATCTTCGGCGGGTGCTCGGCCATCGTCTTGCGGTACGCCGTCCGGCTGAACCGCTCCATGAAGTGGCCTTCCGACACGGACTGGATCTCGGCCCACTGGTCGTGCGGGGCGAGCCGGATCGTCAGGGTCTTGCCATCCTCGGAGGTGATGCCGCCCTGCATCGCCCGATACAGGTCGTCGCGGGGGTGGTCGGTGCGGGGCTCGTCACTCATCGGCTGGTTCCTCGTTCGGTTCCTCGGCTTCGGGGGCTTGGGTCTCCGGCTCGGGTGGTCCTTCCGGCCCCAGCGTCTGGAGCTGCACGGAGTAGTAGCCGGTGTGTTTGAGCAGCTTGAGGTCGCCCGCCCGGATGGCATTGACGACGGACTGCGGCTCGAAACCGGCATCGACGAGCTGCCGGATGGCGCTGGCGTTGAGCTGCTGCACCTCGGCAACGGCCTGGATGTCGTCCTTGAGGGCCGGGATGTCGGCATCCGAGTACCACAACTCCGAGTCGCGCTGGACGCTGACGACGGACGCCAGCGACCCGAAGGCATTGGCCCACCACGGCCGCCCGGTGAGGTCGGCGAAGCGGCGCATGGCCGACTGGAAGTTGCCGGCGTTGAGCGACGAGCCCTGCATCCCCTCGGACAGCCCGACGACGACGGGCGGCACGCCGGCGGCGGCGGCGATGCGCGTCTCGCCCGCGCCCTGCGTGACCTTGAAGTCGATCTGCTGGAGGTCGGCGCCGACGACCTTGGCGTCTACCCCGGCCGAGAAGAACTGCGTCTTGTAGGCGTTCGACAGCCCCTCGTTCTTCTCGCGGTACTTGGCGACCCAATCGTTGAGGGACTGGCCGGCGGCCGGGACGATGCCGGTGATGATCATGTTCGGCGTCGCGCCCTGGCGGAAAAACTGGAGCTTGTGCGTGGTCGCCGCGGTGTCGGCCTCGATCTCGCGGATGAGCGGCGTGAGCCACGACATGCCCCGCGTCGGGAAGAGCGGGTCGGGGATCGGCGCGAAGTGCGCGACCTCCGAACGCTGGTACAGGATCGCGGGACGGCCCATCGCCGGGCCGCCGGGCTGGTAGACGTAGCCCAGCACCTCGGCGTCGGGGTCCCAGGGCTCGGCGTCGTGGACGATCGTCACCCAGTCGGGGCGAAGGCGGACGAGCTTGTCGGGCAGGCGGGCGATGAAGGCGTTGCCTCCGAGGTCAGCGTCCTGTGCCATGCGTGCCAGGAGGTCGGCGGTGGTGCCGTTGGGCCACGGGCGGCGCAGGATGTCGAGTTGGCGGTCGCTCCACAGCTCGCCGGGCGTGCCGCTGCGGAGCTTGCGGTACATCGGGCGGGCCTGCGTGAACAGGTTCAGCCGGGCGTTCAGGCAGGCGAAGACGACGCCGTTCCCGGCGTAGCCGCCGCCGACGAGGCCGCCGAAGTCACCGGCGACGTGCTCCTCGGGGCCGAGGAGTGTCTGCTGGAAGCTGAGCGGCCATGTCCCGCCCGCGGCGAGGTTGGCAAACGGCCACGCCCCGTCGGTGTAGGGCAGGGGTCCCGGCCATACCACCGACCGCTCGTCCATCGCGGGGAGCGGCGTCAGCCAGGTGCGGATCGCGTCTCTCAGGCCCATGCGAACTCAGTCTCCATTGGACGCTCCTCGCGAAGGGCGCGATCGACCGCGAGCGACAGCGCGATGACGCCGTCGATCCGACCGCGGGACTTGGACTTCTGGAGGGTGAAGCCGCGCTCGTTGAACCTGGCGACGGCATTGAGGACGTGCTGCGCCAGCGCATCGTCGCCGTCGTGGCGGATCTCGCGGCGCTTGATGGCCTCGAGGAGCGACCCGAGGATGCGGGTCATGCCCTCGACGGACTGCGGCACCTCGACGAGCGGCAGGCCCTCGTCGGCGAGCATCTTGGCCGGCACGTCGAAGAAGCGCGGGTCGAAGCTGATCGCCTGGACGGCGTAGGCGCGGGCGAGCTCGCGGAGGTGCTCCATCACGTCGGTAACGTCGACCGGCGCGTCGTCGGACGGCACCCAGAGCCGGCACGTCGCATGGAGAACGCCGTCCACGTCGCGCTGGACCGCCACGACGGCAGTCGAGTCGCGCTTGATGCCCACGTCCAGCCCGACCCACGTCGGAGCGCCTGCTTCAAAGTCATACGGCGCCTCCAGGGCGTCCCAGATGGCCCGTCCGTTGGGTCCGAGCCACGACTCCACGCCCTCGATGTGCTGGCCGAGGCGGAACAGGCGGAAATGGCCGTCCGGCGTGATGCCGAGGTCGGTCGCGAGGGCCGTTTCGCGCAGGAAACCGGCTCTGATGGCCGGGTTGGCGGTCCTCCATGCCCTCCGGTCGTCCGTCCGGCAGCCCTCGGGGGCCGCGAACTCGCGGAAGACGACGCCGGGCATGTCCGCGCCCTC